TGATTGTAGCCACATTGACTGTACCAGAATACAGATGCTGCCATGGGTCATTATTTGTACCGAGGCTGAGTGTGTCTTCATTTGGTCTTAATTCACCGCATGTGTTACTGTACCCTGTTTCCTGTGAGAAATTCCCTATAAACCGGACATTAGCACCGAGTTCAATGTTGCTGTTATAACTGTCAATCGTGATTTGTCCGCTACTACGTAAACTGAGTCGTGATCCTTCTGTAAGTGCTTCAAGAATGACATAGTTCACATCGACAGCCCGAATTCCTCCTAAATACCCTACATCATATTCTGTTTCTTCATCGGCAGATTTAAGCTCAAGTAATCCACCGACTACGGTAATACCTGAAGCGTTCATCTTAACGTTCCCGCCTGCACAGGTGAACGAACCATTAGCCGATACCGAACATTGAATGTCTCCTGTTTTATCTTCTCTAGTGGTTAAGGCGTTGTCCGTTCCATAGATGGTGATACCTTTATTTTTACTGATAGACACACCGGAATCATCCATGAACTCGACTGTGAGTTGGTTTGCTGTGATTGTCCCTGTATCGATATCCCCCCCATCAATTGTTGTGTATGCCTGAATCCAGGCTGTTCCGTTCCATGTATAGATCCTATCTCCGGCATCTGTTTTAATCCATATATCGCCTACTTCAAGTGTACCCGGAGGATCATCTACCGGAGTATCTGTTTGTCGATAAACGTTCGCCCCCGAAGTGATTGCTGAAGGATCGTAACCCTCCGCAAACTCAGATAGTGGCCCGATGCTAACTCTTTCCGCATTGAGAGTTCCTGTATCAATCCTACTTGCATCTATCAACCCAGTAGCGATATACCCACCGTCAATAATAGTTGTTCCGAGTTTTGCGAATTCTACTGCGTCTTCAAACGCCATTTCACCTAAGCTGTTCTCAAATGTGGTTATTGCATCTTCTGTCTTTTTATTCTCTATCTCGTCAATTAAAATGGTTTTTGTTGATTGGACGGCATTGAAGAGTCCTGTTATATTGTCTCTCTGGGCGGGGCTTATCGCAATTGGGTAGCTTTCTTCAGGTTGATTTACCCAAGTATCCAGATATGCCTCTAGATTGTCTAAAGAAGTTAAATAATTCGTTCTTTTTATGGTTATTCCCAATGCTAAAGCAACCGATAATATGTTGGTGGATTCGTTTTTAACCTGTGTAAAAGCCAGCCATAGTGATTTGGATTCATCTTTAGTGACCATTCCATCACTAAAAATATCATCCATTAAATCATCCAAATTTTGAACCGTCTGCTTCAAATCGGTAATATCTTCGGCTATTAAAACCCATTCCGCTTCTGCGGCATACCACCGCTTTAAAAGTGGCTTTTCTGGATCAGATGTATCTAACCACAATTTACCGTCTAATAGCGGAGCAGGTGGTGGAGATGTAATCAGAATAAACCAACATCAACGCAACATCGTCAGAAAGTCCACCGATAATAATCGAACCTGTAGTGATTTGTGCGCCATTGATGGTTGTTTCGCCTTCGGAAGCCCAATCTAAGACCGTAAACCCGCCTTTTACAACAACCTGTCCTGCACCAATGGTTGTAGCAATATGCTGATTAAATTGCTGTAAATCGTAAACCTCGTTCAAACTGTCCGTTATATCCTTAACCAGAGTATCTAGCTGAATTTCCATTAATTCTGGATTACCTATCAAATCTGGGCGCTGAATTTGAATTACTCGAAGGGATATATCAATCCCCAAATCTTCATCAATGATTTTAACTATAGAACCTAATATAAACCGCTCAAATTCGATTCCAGATACGTATGAGTAATCAATCGTTGAAATCTGGTATGTAATCTTCGGGTTTTTATATAGGTTAAGTAAAATTTCAGCATAAGCCATTAAAGTATCTGGATGGGTGATTGACCTATCAACAAAAGCGGAACTGTAAATTCCTCCCCATAAAGCCTGTGATGTCGCATCCTCAACAAAATCTTCTTCATATCCAACGACATCGCTCAGTTTGAGCCTCGTTTCGCCTTCGCCAGCCCCATAGACGTATAATCTGTTTTTAAGGGTTGTATAATCAATTACCCGATCAATTCCTATTAAATTCTTACCATACCGGATTTGCTGACCGGAATCATCTCCAATATCCAAATACCAGTTAAATTGACGATTTGAATCGACTTCAATAAATCCACCAATCGTTTCTTGTAATCTGAGAATTGAGCTAAAGATTGACTCCCCATCAGCTTTTAAAGACCGTTGCATGGCTAGAATAGATGCGTCCACATAACCAATCGTTATCGGATATGGCTGGATTTGGAAGTCAAATAGAGCATTGAGTATTGTGGACACCGTTGTTCCATCTGAACCCGTATCATACCCGATTACAAGTTCGTCATTTAACCTAGATAAATACCCCATTGATACAATTTCGGTTGTTTCGGTGTTGTTTCTGGTATCCCGTTTCGTTTGGAGGATTGTTTTCGCGATGATTTCTAAAGAATCAGAATCTACAAGCCAAATCTCATTTGCTAAGGTTATTGATGATATTTTAGGATTTGTAGATGGGATATAAAAGATAATCTCTTCTGGTGCGTTTATCTGTTTTACAAAGCTTAGATTGAAGACATTTTCTAGAATTGACACCAATTCGCCCGATTTCGTTCTTAATTCAATTCTATATCCCATATAACATCACTATCCAAATCGGTTTCTATATTTCAAATTGACTGTGCCTGTAGTTCCAAATCCTGTAATCTTGATGTTGTTTGTTTGGTTTGGTAATAACTTCGGAAACTTACCAGATACGGTATTCATGGATGGAACCGAGTTTAAATAAACTATCCAGTTTTCCGTGTCTATTTCAAGGACATCCCCTTCAACTAACGCACCAGTCCACGTTAATTCCTCATTGCTTGATTCATTCTCAACTTTTACTGTAGCTGATGGTATTGCAGAACCCGTTAAAGACCACGTTGGGTAAATGAGAGCATTACCGCCTGTAGTTTCTGTAAAGTTCTTTGGATCTTCGTCTATTGAAATATTCTTATCAATTTCGCTTATTCCGTAAGCTGTCGGATTTCCGGCATTGAATTTAATCTGACCGGAAAATACAGATTCTCCCTGAATATCTCCTGTTAAATCAGAGAAATGAACCATCCAGTATCTATCTGGCTGATGATTCAAGATTAATGGACATTCCAATGGTTGATTTATGGCAAACGTAATAGAATCCAGCTTATCAAGAATATCAGACAAATTAGTTCCAAATACCGTAATGCCAATTGTTATGGGTTTTGTTACTTTCTTGCCTTTAAAGGCGAAGCTTCGGTGTTCTAGGTTCACAAAAGACACCATTTGTGAAATTGGACTAGAAAACTTATTTATTTCCAACCCAAACGGTGTTAAATCAATTCCGTTAAATGTAATCATTAAACTCCCCTCGCTCTAGCATTTCTCGATTGGAGGATAAATAGCTCCTGTGCAATCTTTTTAATGTCGGATTCTTCCCTAATGTAATAATTACCGTCAAAGTGGTTATGAATCGCTGAACTACCGCCAATAGAGCTTGCGAACCCTGTATTCAAATCACGCTCACCATCAATCGCTAATTCTGATTTGATCATGCTTGTGCCGTCTGTTAAGTGACCCTTCGCAATCCTGATTCCTTTTTCAATTCCAGTCGCTAATCCCTCTCCAATATCAACGCCTGCTTCTGACGGTGAAAACGGCCACAATGAACCTAAGCCGTCACGAATTGAATTGAATATACCTCTGGCGAAGTTTCTTACCTTATCTCGTATCCATGCGTCCAGTGACCAGATGCCATCCCACAAGCCTCTCACGATGTTTATTCCAGCGTTTAATGCGTCCTTCCCCATGTTGGTAAAGATTGGTATAAGGTTCTCCCAGATGCCCGATACAGCCCCTACAATCTTCCCCCAATTCTGCATGACAAGAAGAGCCAGACCAACTGGAGGGAACAGGATTAATAGAATTTTATCGAAGTTATTTGTAAACACATCGATTATTGTATCCCAAATATTGGATAAGAAATCTTTGGTGGTTTCCCAAACACCGACTATTTTATCTCCAATCTCATCCCAATTCTTATATAAATACCACCCTATAGCAACAGCCGCTACTATAGCCGCTATTATGAGAAGGATTGGAGCCAACGCAACCAATTGTGCCGCAGCAAAGGCTAGCGTTGCCTTAGTTCCCGCCAATGTTGCCGCAGTAAATAACCCTTTTATTACTGTAACACCTTTCATTGCTGGTCCCATTGCCATCATAATAGGTGCTATATCTCCGGCTACTGAAGCATATTTCCCCAATTCATACTGCGCTTCTGAAAGCCTGTGTTGGAGTTTTTGGAGAATTGTATAAGATTCAGCGTGCATATCGGCAAATTCTTCTATAGTTCCTCCCGAAGCAAGAACTTCGGCTCTATATTTACCCATTTGCTCTTCGGTGATACCTAAAGCCGAATATAACTCATTGATGTCACCTTCGGCTTCTCCAACCGCTTTTCGGAATTCAGTTCGTGCGACTCTTGAAGTCATACCGAATTCCTTTTCTAAAACGCCCATTACAGCGGCGGCATCATTAACGTCCATATTCATTTCACGAAGTTCAGGTCCCGTTCGTTCGATGAATGTTAAAAAATCGCCTATATCGTTGGTCGTTTCAGAAGTAATATATCCAAATGCCGCTAATGCCTCAGATTCGTTTCCTGCATCTATTCCTAATGCACGAAATGCAACACCAGCCTCTGCAAGCGCAGTTGCTGATTCTCCCGTAGCATCACCAACCATATCCCAAAATAAGGCATATTCTTGTAGTTGTTCTGCAGAACGAAGACCTTGTGTTCTGCCCTGTTCCATCAAATCCAAAACATCTTCTAACGGGAATGTTACATCAGAAGTAGATACGGCAAGTTTTCGTATCTCTTCTTCTGTCATACCCAATTGGGTGGCTAATTTTCGTGTTTGTTCGGTTAGGGGGGCTTGGGTTCGAGCATAGGCTTCAAGCCCTACACCAGCACCTGCTAATGCAACAGTAGCCGTTTTCCAATGTTTTTCAATTAACCCACCAGCCTCTCCCGTCTTATGTTTAATCCCGTCTATAACTTCGGATGCTTTATCGTGCGCCCGAATAAATATACTCATTTCGCTATCTGTCATTCCTACGCCTCGCTTCTTCTATTAANGATGTATGCTCTGANTCGGTCTTTTGACCACTTAAAATCTTCCTAGCATCCGGNAATGCAGACATTANGAGGACTTTCTGTGGCGTAGTCAGAGTTTCCTGCGATTGAGTGATAGGGATTCCTAATAGATGTAATAAAGCTACATCAACGCCTTCTTCCGTTTTTGCGAAATTTCTTTACTGCATCTAACGAAGTAACCCCAGATATTCGATAGATTTCTTTCGCCAGTTTATCAACTATGCCCGGTGGCGTTATGCTCTTTATTTCATCTTCTGTCCATTTTTCTGTGGTTGCTAAACCATAGTAAACCGTTTTAACGTCTGCCAGAAATCCCTGTTTGGTAGATACTTCTAAATCAATTTCCATCTCAATTGAGTCGGGATCTTTAACACTACCTTTAACCTTAGTTCCTCTTATCCGTATCTCCTCAATTTCAGTGTATTGCCCATCAGTTAAAGGTTTAATTGGGATTTTCCCATCAAACCCTTCTACTTCGACTTCTTCAATCCTTGCTATACCTTGAATTATCTGTGCTTTTGTAAATTCCATGTTACACCATGATGTTATTTACAGGCTGTTTAGCAAACGATTGGAGAATTCCTCCATCATCTGAAACAACGGTTCCTCGGGTATATGTAACAGTTACCATATCACCAGCCGATATTGCATCGCCATCACAGGTAAGCACGATTACTGTATCTGCGCTACCAAGTGCCGCAGAATCAAATGGCTGTGGTGCGGCGTTATTTATCTGATACACAAACTCTCCATACTTTCCAGTCGGATCTTCCATATCCACGTTAAACTCGATTGAAATCTCTGTTCCCGCCCCATTTGTAGATGCTGAGATAACTTTCGGGGTAGCAGGAATTGTATCAATCTCTGTAATGTTGTTTTCAACCTTCACATAGATTTCTGTGTCGATTGTCGTGGTTCCATCATCCAAAAGAATTGAATCGGCATAAGGATGAACTGTAACAGAATGATCAATCTCATCAATCCCTGTCGCCTGAGTAGAAACTTCGTTATTGGCACATTTTGGAAGATTTATAACCATTGTGCCAAATGTTCCACCATTAAATGTTATATTAAGTGGGAATTCCGAATTGGCTTTAAATCTGTTTATTTCTTCAATAGAATCATAATACAGATTCATTGAAAGGTCTGTTTCCCTTTTACCAACAGGCATCAATACAGGGGTATTTGAACCAAGCCTTCGACCAGCATCCGCAGAAATATTGTTGTTGATTACGAGGTTCAATGTCTTAACCCTAGCTGTATAGGGCGCATCTCCAACTCTGGAAACGGTTACTTCATGGAAAACGATTGGATATGCGTTTCCGATGATTAAATCGCCAATTACTTTAATTGATCCCTGTTCGTCATCTTTAGCCTGAATATTTAAGGTAACAGTTCCATATCCGTCTTCTACAGAAAGCGTTAAGGAATTAACGGTGCATCCGGTGAAGATATGTTCAAACAAGTCCTTACCAATCTCTGTTGTAAAAGACGGTAGAATGAAGTTGTTATTTCCCCAAATCTCATGTAAGTGATGTGTTCCAGAACCACCACTATTTGTGAAAAAATATCCACCTAATGCCCATTTTAACAAAGCCCCGATAGTTTCAATATCAAAAGCATAAACAACGTCACCAGATGGAGTATAATATCCAGACCTTACTGTTCGCCTAGTTCTTGATAACCCGCCCTCATATTCAATCTTTGAATCATTGGGTAGGTCTAAAGATGCAGATGCAATATCAACATGAAATTGTGCATCTTTCTTCGTTCCATAGACGGATTCTTCTGCAAACCCGGCATACCTAATTCTGCTCATCTAAATCTCCTCCTCTCAAACCTATATGTTACTTTAGACCAGTTTAGATTGTATCCCTTTTCAGGTTTAATAAAAGTTTCTACTGAAAAAAGAGTACTCCATTGTACTTTATTTCCAAGCGTTTTATCTTCATCAATCATATCAATGATCTTTCCAGCGTGTTCTAAAGCCTTTTCGTGTGATTCTCGGTTTAACGACCAGAATTCAACGAAAACTTCTCTATGCTCGGCTTTTGCTCCGGCGGACTCTCTGAGTGCATCTCTAGTCAAAACAATGATACAGGATGGAATATTCTGATGATTGCCAATTTCAGATGTATATCCTAAATCAACGAGATTATACACACCCAATCCTACAACTTTCGCCTTTAAGTCCTCCATTATTGCTAAAACGTCATCTCCGTAGCCCATTATAGCATCCCCTGTGATCTTAGAACAGTTTTCATAATGCTACCAGAATTGGAAACTGTTGTTGCTTTAGCACGACCTACATAGTCATTTGGTTTTGTTCCTTTTACACCGATTGCATACCATACGGGGAACGCTGGAATACCCTTTCGTCTAGCCCACTCTTCTATCGCATCAAAAGGAGGAAAACGTGGCTGTGTGCCTTTCCATACGTATCTTGCATATTTGACGGGAGTTCCGATAAATCCCGTCAAATCATCAATTTGTTGGTAAAAGAAACTCCCACCTAGATATCCGGTATCCCTCGGTGCTTCTCCAACCAATTGATCCATGTAGAATAAACCGATTTGTTCAGTAATATCGTGTATAACTTCCCCCGGTAAGTCTTTCATGGATTCTGAAAGTTCCAATTCAACCTGAACAGAAAAAGTCATTTAATCACCATACCAAATCAATTGTGCTACGTAGATTATCAAATCGGCAATAGGATCATAAGCCATTTTGTTAATGATTACGTATTCATCGTTTTTCCAGATAATAACCTCATCAACATTTAATTTATATGAGGATTTCATATGGATTTTGATTTTGGGTGCTTGAATCTCTCCACCGGGTTGTAACCCGATATATTTGTCTATTTCTGGAACAATAACGCCTTTAAGGGATTGTCCTGTAGTTTTGGATACAAAATGAGATTCAAAAGATTGAAAAATTGTAGGGAAGGTCAATGGCTTCATTATATGACCTTCATTTTAACATAGGGTGAAAGAAGTTTCTCAACTTCTCTTAACACCCCCTGATCTGCCCCCGAATACGAAACGCTCACCCCTCCAACCGATTGAGAAGATACACCAGAAGGGATGGTTGATGAATCTATCATCTTTTTAAGAGCCAATTCTACTCCCGGAGGAATATCTGGCTCTTTGAAATTCTGGTTACAATAACCGTTAATCCAATCAAGCATCGCTTTTCTGAGCATCAAATCATTTGTCATATTTCATCCTCAAATCATAGCGGAACTGTGTTTGTAACTGCGTAATCATCGAATGTGGCAAGCACTCCACCATCGTCAGCAACCACAGTTCCAGCCGTATAGCTGACAGTAACCTGATCTCCGTGGATTGGTAAATCACCGTCACAAGTAAGCACAATTACGGTTTCATCAGCATCTAAGCTAGCGGCTGAGAAAGTCTGTGGCGCACCGCCTTCAATCGAGTAGGTAAATTCGGCGTGTTTCCCCGCTGGATTTGCCATG